TGAGCGCGTCTATTTATGGTAGAATCTGGCGCGCGAACGGTCCACTAGCTCAACTGGTAGAGCAACTGACTCTTAATCAGTGGGTTCAGGGTTCGAGTCCCTGGTGGATCACCTAAATATAGGGATATATGTTTATAAAATTGCCATATATGGGGGTAATCTCAAAACTGTTCTATCCAACTAAGGTTTATTTAATGCATATGAATTAGCTACGTCACTGGTTTCCACCACTTTCTGTTTTTCCAGCCACTTCTCCAAATCACTCCGCCTGATCCTTACATTACGGTTCAATTTTAAATGGGGTATCTGTTTTCTCTGCACCATCAAATAAACCTTCGCCTTGCTGATTTTTAGATATTCGGCAACTTCCGGAATTGTTAGTATTTCCTCCATCATTTCAACCCTAGCCTTTCTGCAAGATCATCCACCGCTTCCTTGAACTCCATGTGATTGAACTTCATCCAAAAATCTATTACTGAGCCACCCCCACAACCTGCAAAACAATTCCAGTAATTCTCTTTCTCGTTTACAGAGAAACTCGGTTTTTCATCATCGTGAAATGGACACCGCCCGATTCCTTTGTCATTCAGATCCACGAATTGTTCAATCAATTCTCGTACTGTTATCTTTTGCTTGATGCGCTCCCACATAGGAAGTCCTACATGGTCTTTTCCGTTTCCATTTACAAAAGGCCTTTTTATCGGCTCTTTGTATTGATATTTCATCACAATCTCCAGAGGTATCCTTCCAGCAGGTTTGGATAGTTCGATTAGTTGTTCACTTGAACTTGAAAAACCTGCAAACTGATAACGGGTTCCAGATTTCCTGTGAATTCCGAATGGCAACCTTATACAACTTCCCGGACCTTTACTGACCGTTTGCTTTGGAAATACCTCGGCATCTATCCTAAATATCTTGGCGATTTCCAGCCCGAAATTTCTTGCTTCCTTACCTGATACTGGCTCCTCAAAGAAAAACCAGAGATGTCCTCCCCTTCTTGAATATTCAAGGTATGAAGGAAATAACAGATTTCTGAAAACAAACTCCAATCGATCAAAATTATCTTTATCGTCTGCATCCAGGACACAGAATTTTGCAGTGCTTTCTTTGCTGAGCGTGTAAGTACCAAGGGTTATTTTTCCGTTTAAATGCCGCTCAATCAAACGGGGAGTAACTGGCTCTTTGACACAGTAATAGACTCCGCTTGGAAGTTGTAAAGCAAAACAATCGTCCCTATTGATATAGGTTTCCATCATGTTTTCCGCCATCTTCTCGAAATCACTTTTTCTCTTTAACTCTCTATTTTGTTCTTGCTCTACCATAATTTATTCACCTCCCTTCATTCCACGGCCAAGGCTAGAAAGAGAGTTCTACCTCGTCCGTGGTTAGCTTTAAGAAGCCTTGTGATACTTACCGCACTTTGGACACCAGTGGAGCTGGATATACTCTTCAGGGTTTTCATCACCGTCACCCTTTGGTAGCGGAAAGACGACATTCACAGCCGCTTTCCTTATCTTGTCCACCGTATCAACGGCTTTCAAAAGCTTTTCCCTTTCGGACATTGGTATCACCCCCTTTCTAAGCCTTTGGCCAACCTAAACGGGTCAAGCCCGTAAAGGCCGAGTAGGGGAATATTGGTAAGGTGCTAAAGGGTGGGCGGGCTGGGTTTTACTTTCCCATCAAGACCCAAACTTCTTTGATTGATGATTTCAAGGGCATCTCGAACCCTCACACCCCTTTCTCTTAGAAGGCGTTCTTTTACATCATCAGGGTTTTCATCCAGCCCGCCTCTGGAATTCTCCCTCGTCTTTGCTACGTAACGAATGAAACGATCCGGAATCTTTTCAGACACGAAACGCCGTATAACACACTCACGATGTTTAAGGGCTTGTATCCAATTCGCAGCCCGTAAATACTGTCCTCGATCTGTCTCTGGTATCGGGTGCTGATTTGGTGTCTTAGGTGGCAGCTTTACAACCTTTGGCTCATAGGGGAAAAGTTGCTGAGCGATCTCGTAAGCCTCTTTAAAATTGGAAATCCCGAAACAAACCAGATTGCCAATCGACCATATTTGCTCTCTCAGGGTGCTTGCAAGTTGAGAGAGAGACTGTAAAACCACATAAAGTTCAAGTTTTCTGGATCTGTAAAGCGGGGAAAGCATTCCTATTTCTTCGGCCATACCAGGAATAGAAAGAAGCGAATAAACCTCATCCATAACAAGGGCAACGGGTTTATCATCCGGGTTTCCTGGCTGGCGTTTGTTTATTTCGGACATGATGAGGGAGTATGCCTGAGTAAAGAGATAGTGCTGAGTAGTTCTTTGATTGATGAGTCGAGCCCCGTTGACGAGTATCATTTGTCCTTTTGAGATTGCTTCTTTTGGAGTCCAACCCGGACGGTAGTAACCGACCCTAGCTCTTGTCTCCCTGGGTTCGATAGCTCCAAGTAAAGCAATAAGGGCATAGGAGCGAAGTTCACGCTCTGAGGGTTTTAAATTTAAAAATACCTGTTCTAAAAACCATTTTGCAGTGGGAACCTCTCCCCCAAATTTAGCAAGAGCCCTCCGCATTTGAGTTGCATCAACTAGGAGCTTTTTAACCTCGGTTATTTGCCACGGTTCTCCATGCTCATTTCTAATGGATGTCAAAAGCCTCATTATTTGTGGGGCAATTTCCCTTAATCCCAATCCAGCCAAAAATGGAGCATCTTTGACTAACTCAGGAGCAAGTTTGGTTAGATTTGTGGCCACCCTTTGTACTTGCTCTTCATAGCTTCCGCCATAATCTGAGGAAAATTCGGGTAAAGGAATTACCCAATCAGGGTTACCCAACTCATCATAGACAACCCGCCGGAGCAACTTTTCTTTTTCATCTTGAGGTTTCTGCAGGATTAGTGTAAGGATTGAATCAGTAATTGAACCTGACCAATCGAGTACAAAAATAGCCCGATCTGAATACTTCTCAAAATAGCGTACCAGGTGATTAGCCAGACTTGAGGTTTTGCCTGTTCCCTGCCGACCAATATATAAAGTTCCCATGGTTAATCCTTCATCAAAAAGCTCGTCAGAAGAGCACGAAGCCAGGTTCGGCAAGGGAAGCTTATTGCCTACAAGTATTGTTTTAAGTAGTGATAGATCCATCATCTTTGACTAAAGGATGGGCTTGACCATCCCCTCCCCAGAAATAAATTGGAGTAGAAAGTTGACGACGGAAAGGAACCTCTAAAAAAGTCTTGTAATCGGTAAAAAGAAAGGGATAGTTCCCGATTTTATGAAAATCAAGCCACGCCCTAACCCTTTCTCTTTCTACATCAAGGACAAAAAGGACAACAGAAGAACAACCAAACCTTTCTTCAATTGCCGGAAGCACTTCTTTGTAACGAGCAATCTTGCTTCTTAACTTTCTGTAGAAGTTATCGGCTGTACAAAACTCGAAAAGAAGCATCTTCCCTGTCGAGTATTTGATACCCCATTCAGGGACAACACCGAAGCCAAAAAAGAAGCCAGTCTTGATAATCTCGCAATTTGGTTTTGAAAGAGCCAGTCTAACTAATCCTTCTGTACAAGCCAGCTCATGCTCAATATTTGGATCATAGAAATCTCCGTATTTCTTCATTCTCTTTCTAGGGACTGAGTAAATAAGTTTTTTTCCATACCATCGGGAGACGAGTTTTCCTTTTTTTACTAGACGTGGAAGCAAAACCTCAACTCGCTTACTTCTTCTAGGCTTGCCATAAAACCACAAGACGTAATGATCCCTGGTAGCCCACTGAAACAAATGAGCAACCTCTAAGAACTCTTTTTGTGATATATAAGGTCTGGTCATAATATTCCTCTTAAGGGGTGGAACTACCTCCTTAGAGCTCCACCCCATGTCCACTCTAGCATAGCAAGGAAATTTACCCAAAAATAAGGTGCATAACACCTACCGTGAGGAAGGCTTGAACAATCCAACCCACTACGATTGTGATGAAAGCTGCAACGCAAAGGACGTAGTAAAGGATCGTGTCATACTCAGTGGGAAAGCCAGCTGCAAAAGCCCTCCTGCGCCACTCGTTGGCCATTCGCTCAATCGTTCCGGGCATGGCTCGGATGTTATTACTTAGGGCTACAAAGGCTGTCCAAAGTAAAGCCCCAATTGCCCGAATAACCCACGGCAGGATAAAGCGGACACCTCGTATGAAAGTTCTAATTACTCGTACCATGACAACACCTCCACCCATGTTCCGTCTGGTAGAACAACGTACAATGCAGGATCCAGTAGTAGGAAACCCATTGTGAGAATTGCTCCTGCAACATAGGCCATCATCACAATGGCAGTTCCTACAATCTTGACGGCAATTTCTCCTGCTTTACTAACTGTCTCCCAGGGGACTTGAATGGGTTTAAAATCAATTTCTTTTGTGGGAGCGGATAAAAGTTTGGGTGCTTCGTGGCCAAGAACAAGGCCTTCAATAGGGATATCTGCACGCTTGAGAGCTTCTATCCTCTCCTTGGCTTTTGCGGGTATAATTTCCTCGTCTCCTTTGACGGGTAGATACCACCAGCCCTCCCTATACTCAGGATTTTGGATCATCTCACCTCCATCTTTGAGACGAAATCCCCAATGGTTCTGATCAGCCAGATCAAGAACCCGCAGAACATTAACTGATCGCCGAAGTTTGTTTTCCATAGTCAGCCTCCTTTTGGCAAATGGTAGCCGCCAATTCCTTCTATCGTTCTTCTCTCTTTCTTCTCAATTCTGTCCAGGAGGAATCAATATGTCCGTGGAGTCCGACACTGAAAACTTTAAAAAACTGACAAAAAACGAGGTAACACTTCTTTATTGGAAGTTTAGAGAAAAGCCGACTGCAGAAATATGTAAGTTATTGGCCGTAGAAGAAAGTGAATACTATCGAATACAAAGAAGTGCCTATAAAAAACTTGAAGTAGATATGAGTTTGTCCACTCCTGAGAAGTGGAATGATGTCAAAACTAGATTTGGTGACTTATTAACTTTGCTGACTGATGAAGATTTAAAAAGTTGGAAGGAAAAAACTTCCCCCACGCCCGAAGAACCCTCAATTCCAAAAGAAGAACCAAAAGAACATCTTGAAGTACCAGATAGAGTTGAGACTGGCAACCGGAGGGCTTTGTGGCTAGGTGTAGGATTTATGATTATCTTGGCTTTAGTAGGGGGTTACTATTTAGGAGCTCACAACTCACCGCCTAGGCAGATTGTTATTACAGCAACATTGGCTCCTGTGTCTCAGGCTACCACCAATAAAGTTGTTCCTACCACTCGGCCAACGGAGAGGATACTTCTGACCTCAACTGAAAGCCCAACCGATACGATAGCTCCTACTGATACGACAGCTCCTACCGATACGCCCACTATTGCCCCAACTCTAATCCCATTACCTTTTCAAGACAATTTCAATAATGGGTTAAACCCCATGTGGAATCAGTTAACTGGAACCTGGCGTGTGATTAACGGACAACTCACAGCCGATCCTGATGATTCCTGGTCCAGAATTTTGGTAGGAGATACTAGGTGGACAAATTTTCGAGTTGACGTGGACGTATTCAATTACGATTGGAATTACCAGGTTGAAGTAATTGCACATGCTACCCCTCAAGGATTTATTAGTTTTAGAACCAATGGTGATGGATCATCTTGGATGCTCCATAAAATAGGATCCGACGAAGAAACTATTGCCAGCCTTGATAAAGGCGGTTTGACTTTTTCGGGTTTTGATGGTTATGCTAAAAACCACATTCGCCTTGAGGTAAACGGTAATACTTACTCTGCCTACGTAGATGGGCAACTCTATTTGCAGGTCACAGACCCCACCTTTCCAAGTGGGCAGGCAGGATTGGGTATTTATTTTCCCAATTCGCACACGCATAGGTTTGATAACTTTTCAATAGAGGCTTTACCTTAGTTTCTTCCAGATTAGGACACCAATAATAATCCCTACAAGAAGAGGGATTAAAAATATTGTTGCTGGTACTCTAATGCTTATCCACATCTTTCCAATATTTTCCTTCGTATTCGTCAAGGTCATCTCGGCTACTTTCATGCAAAAAGATAGCACCGTAAAGTACGGCAGTCACAATTCCCAAAACGATCCAAAGGGCAGTAAATAACATTTCATTAATTGCTTGTTCCTGAACTATTCGATTTAATTATTCCTGCTGTATTCACAACCGCATTCCCAGCTGTGAATATTCCTATGACCCAAGTCGCAAAATCCAAAAATTTATCCGCTGGAACGAAATTTTTTAGTACTAAAACAAAAGCAAAGGTCAAAACAAGAATAGCAAGTAAAAATTTTCTACTTACAAGCGATTTCAATGCATCTACCATATTTTTTCACCACCTTCCTGATCTCAAAATAAGAGCTAGCCCCAAAAGGAGCCAACTTAATGTCTCAACCAGATAAATCCATTTGTCCATTTTGTTTTTCGGGATCGTAAAGAAAAATTTGCGTATCCCCACCACTAGCCTCCTCAACTCTCTGAGAAGTTTTTCGAGTTCTACTTCGAGGGGATATTCTTTTGTCCATTTTATTTTTGCCATAATCCCAGCAATTTACTCAAAGATTTCCATAGCTGGACTAGGAAACGTGGAATTTTCGTGCCTGCGACCTCACTAGACGCATTTTGAGGTGCCTCATTTTGGAAAGATGATGGAGTAGTCATCTCTTGCTCTTTGTTTTCGGGATTTTGTGGTACTGGCACTTCTACGGTTATGGTTTCAGCAGGTTTTTGGTAGTAACCTACTAGTTCACGGGTCATTCCTTCAAGATTTCCAAAAGTCTCGTTAGTTCCCCTAACCTTGAGAGTTTTAAAAGCATCTCTTAATACCGAGAGTGATCTTTCCTCATCTGCGTTAAGAGGCGGCTCTGTCTGAACCCTATATCTAAGCCATCCTAATACTGCATCGTAATTGTGAGTCACCAAATGGCAACTTTTCAGAGTACCCCAATTCTGATCAAAACTCTCAAAAGAATTTGTATTGGAATTTCCCGTAGCAATGCAAACATGTCCAGCAACTCCTATTTTGTTACTGAGTACCACAATATCACCTGCTTGGGGAAGCCCGTTGGGAGTGTTGGGAATAAATTCAAAGTAAGTCAGGGCAATATCTTTAGGTTGTGTCCAAATCTGATAGGCATAATAGCTTCTTATACAATCTCTGGGAACTCCTAAAGCGTCACACCAGGCGTAAGCCAAATCCATACACTGAGCATAGTTTGAAGGGTCATTGACCTCACAAAACTTTCCATTCCACTGATTAAAAAACTGATCGAATTTTTCTTTCATAGATGAAATCCCCCATTGATTAACTGATTAAAAAGTTGAATTACAAAAGCAAAGAAGGGAGCTAAAAGCCCTCCCAGACTATATCCAGTCAAATATTCAACAATGCCGATGATAAAAATCCAAACGATAATCATTTCTTCAATAATGCTTTAACTAACATGTACAGTAAGTATCCTGCTGCGACTACCAAAACAGGGATCACAATCAGACCAGCTATATAGGAAAGACTGGGTAACAAGATAAGGCCGATTATTATCGCTACAAAAGCAATTAAAAATTTCCTCCAATCCATATTTCTCACCTCATTTCAATTTTTTATACCCTCAACGGTTTCAAGTCTGACAACTCGATTTTCAATTTGTGTGATTAGACTGACTTCACTTTCAAGTTTTTGCGTTTGCTGGGCGATAAGAAGGTTTGTTTGCTGAACCTGCTGTTCGAGTAAGGCTATACGTGTTCCGAAGTAAAAGAAAGATGAAGCTATTCCGACCACCATCACAATTATCGGCATCCAGAATTGAAGTTCCGGCCTTGAGATTAAAGATTGTTTTTGAGTTGAACTTGTCATAGGAAATTGTGAAAAAAGATACCTCCAGCTGATTCTACTAAAGTTGTATCTTGATTAGCATATAAAGTTGGGTTGGTTGAACCAGAGTAAGTGCTTGAATAGTGAAGGGCAATACGACCGACACCACCAGCACCACCAGCGCCACTTGCCGTCCCGCCCGTTGCTGTTAATAGAGAAGAGCCAATGGTTGCACTTGAGCATACAAGAAGAATAGAACCCCCAGCACCAGATCCACCATCTGCGTTGGTTGATGTTTCATTTCCACCAACCCCACCATTGGCCGTAAAACTGTTGCCAACAGAAATTGTTTTGCCTATCAAAAAAATGATTTTACCTCCGGCACCACCAGAGCCAGTATTGTTGATACTTTCCCTAGCTCCCCCACCGCCAGCACCGCCAAAAACCATATTAGTCAAATCAACACTACCAGCAGTAGAGCCACCAGTCCCCCCAACACCATTACTAGCAGAACCATTATTCCCAATAGTTCCGTTCCCACCCCCACCACCGCCAGCACCGCCAGGAGAGCCAGTCATTCTTCCGCCACCACCGCCGTTCCCGTTAGCAGAATTGGTTTGAAATGATCCTCCTGCTATTCCTTCACCACAGTAAGAATTAAATGCAGGCGTCGCATCTAATCCTTGTCCGCCCGCAAAACCGCCAGTGCCACCAGCGGGATCATTTGCCACGCTTCCGTTAGCACCATTACCATCAATTACCCCGTTTATAGTTATTGTTCCTTTTGCTGCCAAAACCAGAATCCCCCCCGTGTCTCCACCCCAACTAGGCACCGTCCAAGTCCCAGAGGGACAAGTTACATTGTTATATCTAAATATCTTGACCGCTTGTGCTTGTGAAGCCCCACTATCAGTATATGTATATTGAAGGGCTTTATCCAAAGTTAAAGAAGTTGTACCGCCACCACTAACAACTTTGTTTATCTCCCACTGTCCCGCCCCTGTTCCTCTTGTTTGATGGATTAAAATCAAATCTCCATTTGAAAATCCAGCTGAAGTTAAAGTTAGAGTTGTTGAGCTTGCAGAACCGCTACAAGAGCGGTAAGTCATTGTAGGAATTGTTGAAGAGTTGTAATCACCATCAGCACCATCCCCAAAGGGCTTGCCAGCAATTACTCTGTCTATTCGTTGCCAAGAATTCAAATTTGCCATTTTTCATTATGCAAACTTTGCTCCTACTCCATACCAAGTAGAACCTACATATCGAAGGTTGATTACATTCATTTTTGATGCCGTAGTTGTAAAAGTGGGAGTAGTATTGTCTTGCCAAATAATAGTTGTGCTAAAAGATATTGTTCTGCCACCCGTTGAGTCTTGCAGTAAAAATAGCTCCAAAGCCTCACCCTCGCTAGGGTTTGAAATTGTAATAGTTACATTTCCAGTCAAAGTTCCCTTTTGCCTTGTTCCTTTATTCATATCTATTGTAATTGCTCCAGTAAGATTGCCGTTGTCATATACTCCGCCCACCCGTGGAGAAGCCGATTTACCTGTCAGAAGAAGTGGAATATAGGTATCATCTCCTGAAGCTGAAATTATTGGCCCACTTCCCGTTGCACTATTAGAAATAGTCAGTTCATTTACGGCTGAATCGACATAGGTTGTCTTTAAAACCTCGTTGCCGTGTACATCTTGGAGTGCAACCGCATCAATTCCTCTTAATTTGTCATTGATCCTATTGATATGAGATTTAGATACAATACCGACCACCGTACATCCATTGGAATGAGATTTAGCAGATGAACCTTCCACACCTCTTGTAACACCTGTCAACTCATTTCCGGAAATTCCAGTGTATTCGATATATTCTACTACGGATATATCTAGGTTCGCAGACCAATCAAGACATAAAAAGCCGCCAGTCGTTGGAAGACCTGAGACTGATGTAAGAACAATGCCCGTAGTTTGCGAGGCATTAATTCCGCCCGCAACGTTCAAGGTCGTACTAAAATTTTGAGGTAGGTCACGTAAACTTGCCATACTTCAATTGTCTTAAATCAAGACTTGGATTATAAGGTTATGATGTCAATCTGATTCGATTATCTGGTGGAAGAGGTTTCCCAGCAAGAAGAAGCCAGTAGAAAGAAAGACCTAAGAATTTAAAATCAGCACTCGTACTAGAATCAATAAGTTGAAACTTTATTGATCTAGCCACTTTATTGAAGACAATTTCCATTGGTTGATCTGAATTTAGGGATGTGGTTGAAGCTCCTTCTGAATCCCCCGCCTTAAATCTACCAGGTATATCAAAGCCAGCTCCTATTCCAGAAACAAGGGGACTGATCCTAAACTCCCCTGAGGAAAATACTCCATCATTGACGATATAACCCTTTATTGTTCCTCCCGAAACGTCTTTGAACCAAAAGTTGGGGTTCCTATACTGCTTATACTGATTAAAATATTTCTGCATGAAACTCTTCGTGGAGATTTGCCAATTGATTGCGGCTCCATTATCCGAAGTCCCAGTAAACATCTGAACAATATATCCTGAAGTTTCTGAGCAATAGTAAAGTTCTTCGTTTCCATTTGCGTCTGTATAGGTAAAGAATGAATTTGCATTTATTCCATCCCAATATCCTAGCCATGCTCCAAAACGGGCATCATAGACATAACAGCGGTCATTGATTGTAGATGATCCATTTGCAAGAGAGACAATGTATAGGTTTCTGAAGTAGTAGGCACAAGAATTTCCTAGCTGTGCAAGATTGGCTGAATCAAGATAACTTCCAGCAGAGATTTTCAGGCTTCTTTCTACAGTTCTTAGAGCATTAAAATAGTTGGGCACATTTCCAAGGGAGATAATTGTAGCCTTACCATCTTTCTTGCTAACAAACCAGAGATCATTATCGACAATTCTGATAGTTCGAAAACTCTCACACCCAAACTCGTTAGTTATTAGTTCGAGTTGGGGAAGACCTGTTGAAGTAAAGCTAAATTTCCAAATCGAACGGTGTTTAAAAACAATGACTACATTCTGGTAGAAAACAATGCCTGTTATTGAATCACCATCGTTTTTTGAAACATCTACCCACCCACCCGAATAGGCTGTGGAAAAATCATCTATTGAGGTTCCAAATCCTCCGTAATAAAGTCTGGAAGGATTTGAAGGATCACCAGCAATAAATAATCGGCTCATGGCATAGATAATCATCGAACCCTTTTGCCCTGCGGTTGAATTGCCTTCAGGTGGTGTCAGAATTGTTGAAGGAGTATCGGTTCCTTTATCGTTATAGAGATTGGTGGTGACAGTTGCCAATTTTGTTTCCCCAATACCATTATCGGCTGATATTTTTCTCCCGTAGACGTTATAGCCAACTGCGTTAGGTACCGCATCCCATTTGACCTCGTTGTAGTTGTTCGTATCCAGAGTGGCGTTGCCTGTTGTGGTTGTGACCGAAACTGAGGCCAGAGTTTCACCTGTATTGTTGAAGGCTGACACTCGATATGAATATCTAGTAGTTCCAGTGGTTCCTTTAGGAGTAACAATAACATTTGTGGGAGTTGTTAGCGCCGTAAAAACTGTTGCGGTTGGGACTCCCCCCACAATAGTTATCTTTACTAGATTGTCATAGCCATTTTCAACATAGAGAGTATCCCTGGCCATGGCAAACTCAGTCCGTTTACCAGCGGTCATAGTAGCCCCAGCTATTGCTGTGGGGACATTGGAGGCGTTGTAATACATTAGTGAAGTTCCACCCTCCCGAATGATGAACCTATCTCCCGCCGAAGTGTAAAAAGAAGTTCCACCGAAAACTCTCGAACCCGATGAAGAACCAAAATTGTTAGTTCCTGGTCTCTTTTTGATTCCATCGACTACCAAAATAGAGTTTTTAGAATCAGAAAGCTCATTATCATCAATCAAAGATTCATCTTGAAGTTTATTGACACCCTTAGCAAAGCCATAGATATAGGTCATCTGCTCGGGCGCATCTTTCATGGGTATCTTTAAGAATGTCATGTTTCATTAAAATTCTTCATCCGGGTCATTAATCCCAAAATTTGACCAACCGGCACCTCTCATTCCCTGTTCTTGGTTCATCTGGGCGACGATTGATTCAAATTCCTGCATAGGGGCAACTGCTTTAGCTTGCTGGGAAATACTCATCCAGTAACGAGCCTCAGCATATGCAGCCAGGGCTTCCGTATATTCATCGGGAATAAGGAAAGTTCCTCCATCGGGAACCTTCGTCGCTCTTTTCCAGTATTTGATTTGGTGGACTGAGCCATCGCCCGAATCAATAGGCAAGAGGTAATATTTTCCTCCAAAGCGGTAAAACTTATAAGAAGTATGAACCGTGGGAAGTCGGACTACTGCTCCAACTCCTTGATAAACTCTATTCTTCTTGTAAGGGATTTGATCATAGTAAATATTGTTGATTTTAAGTTCTATAAATTCTTTGCAGTCTGCAGGTTCATTATAGCCTGTGGTAGAACCAGTATTAATGTTCGAAGTGTTAGATGCCTCCAACCACCACCAATTTCGTCTCCTTGATATATCGAGATATCCAAGATTTAGCCATTCAAGCCTCTGGTTCTTGGTCGTTGAATCACTGGGAGCTGCAGTCTCGCCCAAGCGATATGCAAGTTGTAATTGTAGATCATTGGTATCCACCATACTTAGAGTTTATGAAGATACCCTTTATTTTATAAGGAAGCCTTGGCTGTCTTATATTGATCCACCTTTAATTTTAAAGGCTTACCCTTGTAACTGAAGGCGGGTACATTCGCCCTCAAAATCGGAGCTTTTAGTGTTGATCCTACTTTTGGCAGAGGGAGCTTGACATTGCTAGCAGCATTTACTGCCTTTAGTGTACCCCAAACATTAATTTTCTTGGCTGTGTTGGATTTAGTTTTATTTGTAGCAGGAAGTGCACTTTGTAATTTGGCAATTTCGTTTTTAGCCTGGTCCAAACTAATTTGGTTGTCTTGATAAAGAGCAATAATATCGTTCATCCTGGTGCTTAGGGCTGACTTGTATGAGGAAATTAATTTTTTATCAATTGTGTCATCTCCTGTTAGGATTGGAAATTCGATTGGGGTAGATAGGTCAATATTTTTAACCGAGCCTGTATCAGGGTTGACCAAAATATATTGCCCTAAACTTGATGTGCTAGTAGTAGAAGCCATATTTGGTGTTGGAACGCTTCCTGATGCACTTGGTGATGTCTGGGATAGGTCTATTGTGCCTCTTACCTTCTTTCTAACTTGTGTTACCACAGAGTTGATTGCATTAGCTTTGTCCTCATCGCTTAGAGCCTTGTAACCGCTTGAATTAAAGAGTGCCTGAAGTTGGGCGGTCACTTCTGGACCAATTGCTGCTTCTAGAGCGTTGAGTTGTTCTGGTGTGAGTGTTTGTTTTACCCCGTTAATTGTCTGATTTTTGGTTAGTGCGCCTGGTGTTGCATTACTCCCGATATTATTTAATCTGGCTAACTCATCTACTACTTGATTGTGGATGGGAGTTTTTGAATTAAACAAATCTATATAGGCATTTATTCCTGTTGGTTCTTGAGGAATGATATTCCCAAGGACATCCCTTTTGGGAAGCATTGTGTTTCTTACCCCTGGAATACTAGCTTTGATATAATCCATTGAACTATTCATTTCTCTGGCATATGGATCAAAAGCCTTGGAGGTATCTTTGACAAAGTTGGGAATAGGTGAGGACATGAGGTTTCCTACATAACTCTTACCATATCTAGTCGGGTCGGTAAGGGCGGCAAGTGGTTGCTGAATTCCTGCAAGAAATGTCTGATTGAGCTGGTCTTTCCCCAGTCCCATTGCATATGCTCCAACCGATCTGTCAGGTTTGCTCATTTCTTCGTTATATTTTGCCCCAGCAAGAAGAACTAGATTTTGGGGACCAATTGAATTGATTGATCTCCATTTTCCGCCGATTAAGACTGAATTGCTCGGTTTATTCTCAAGTTGCCACTGATGAGCTTCAGCTGCATCTTTGGGTTGCCCCGTCATTAGTCCTTTACTCATGAGATAAGCTCCTAAAGCAAAAAGACCTGTTCCCATTACTCCTCTACCGACCTCCTGAGCTGCCTGACGTTGCAATTCAGGCATTGGAACCTTGCTCAGCATTACTCTACCTACATCTATCGCACCTCTCACAAGTCCAATGGGAGAATAGGAGACTGTCTTACCGGCAATTGATGAAGGAACTCCTGTAAAAGGAGCCACAACTTCTGCCGGTAATTTCGTGTACCATTTTTGTCCAGCCCATCTCTTGATACTACTGGCAAGCCCCGATAGTTTGTTCGGATCGTGGAAAGTTGCATAGTTTGCATCTTTTGTGGCGGTTGTCAACATTTGTTCTGTGGGGTTTTTAACTAAATTCTCAATAAAAGCTTTGTCTCCAGCTTTACCAGCATTTATCGCCATAGCCCCCGCCTGATCATATAAAGACCTGGCATATGCTGTTTTCCAGAAAGGTTTATCCTCAGCTCCAAGAGTTCTAAAAACTGCATCTGTATATTTTTTGAGAGCTTGTTCTACGGGATTTTTACCCCAATTGATCTGTCTGATCTCAAATTTTGAGATTGATTCTTCAGGATCAAAACCCATAGTGACAATGTCTTTTGCAGACTGTAACCCTTGTTTAAGTCCTTCTCCTGTTTTGAGGTTGAAAGTGAGAGTTCTCTGACCCGTTTTCTTACTCATCAGCCAATCCATTGGAGCTGCAACAACATCTTTTGCAACTTCGGACGCCCCCATGATCGTATTACCCAGCAAGTTTCTTTCATGAGTTCTAAGAGATGTAAGAAGTCCAGCCTTCCAGGTCGTAATGATTTTGTCGGTAATTGAACTTGGTATGAATTCGTTGATCTTGGTCATTAATCGATTGATAGCGATATTTCTCTCTCTTCCTTCCGGAAGTGCATCAATCGCTTTTACACCATCGCTTATTATTTTTTGCTGTTCTCCTGTAAGCTCTGGTATTTTCTTCCATGCCGTCTTGTTATATTCCTGAATTCTGGCTGCCACCGATTTTGAAATAGCTTCAGGACTCATCTGATCTAGTAGGGAGTACGCATGTACGCCACGACCTAATTCTGTTCCGTACCTGGCTAGGTTGTTATAAAGGTTGGCTGCCGCATCGTGATTGCCAAGTTTGTCCTGGTTGATAGCCTCTTGAATTGTGGCTGCTACTTTCTGGTCTATATTTTTGACATTTTTAAAATCAATTTTTGATCCTTCGGGTAAGTTCTCAAGTAGCACCTTTGCTTCACCCATAAGTTTTACATTAGATTTTGGTTTGTAAGTTCCCGATACCCCAGCTTGTGTCTCTTTGGTGACGTTTGGAGATTCTTTAACCGAGCTGACAAAACCTCTCTCCTTTGTACCAGGTGCTATACTCTCTGCTAATGAGGGATTTTTTAACGGATTTTTTGTTTCCGGCACTACTGGCTCCACTGGCCTTTCTGTTACTTGCGGGCTTGATACTTGGGGTTGCGGTTCTATTTGGGGGGTTTTAACTTCTCCCACCCCAGTTATCCCTCCTTGTCCTTGTACAGGGGGTTGTTCAGGTGGTGCTTCCTTTCCTGTTACCTTCTTGTAATCTTCTGGGGTTAATTTAGAAACATCTTGAATACTGTTTCCAAATGGTTGATTCCTCAATCTATACTCCAACATTGTCATTGTTACCCTTTTCCCCGTCTTGGGGTCAATCTCGGTGGTTGTTACTGGAATCGTCCAGTCGCGAATAGTTTTTTGTAGTGCGTTTACAACTGCTGTACGAGATTCTCTATTTATTGCCGTATTCCATGTTCCCCTGATTCCTGCAGTTCCTACATTCATTAAAAGCGTACTTGGCATATTGTTTAACCAATCCTTCATAAATGAATTTTGTGATTCTTGATCTAATCTCCCTAAAATTGTCATTGCAGTATTCTGTACCGGCGAGTCGGCTAATGCTTGCAAGAACAACCTCTTAAACCCCTCTTTAACCTGGCCTACTGCAAAAGGTTGCGTAACTAATTTAGAAGTTAATTGCGGAGCAACTCTCGCTAGGGCTAATTCTGTAATAGCATTGCTAAGTGGTGCTATACCAGAAAACTCAAACCCTCCTGCTGCATTTTCCATCAAACTGGACTTTGTTATCGGTTTCCCTTGAAGTAGGTCTGTCCCTGCACCTATTGCAGTTCCAAGCCCTGTTCCTATGAGTGCGTTACCTGCCATTTTCAAAGCACCACCACCAAGAGGCGAAGTCATTGCCGTCAATGCAATTCCGCGTCCAATCTTTTCCGATGTTCTCTCCGCTGCCGTCTGTGGATTCGTTATCGCTTCTTGTGCTTTGAGTGGTGAATTAAAGGCCTGAAACGGAGTAACACTTAATGCTCCACGTATTCCATGTCCTACTAAGTTTGATACCTGTCCCACTTGTTGTGGGGTGTAATTTGTATTAAATAGATTATTACTTAATCTTCTAACACCCTCACCAACAGCTAACGTATCGGGAACAATGGTTGATTTCATAGAAAGTGGTGTAAAAGTCTGCCACGGAGTATTTTTTATGTTTTGTACACCTTTTCCTATTGGTTTGACTACATTTTGTTGTACATTTACCAACGTATTAGCCACTGGCGTGCTCCAAAAGTTTTGACCATTATTAGAAGTCGGGTTAAAATATTGAACTGCGTTTCCGATCTTTTGTTCAGCTACTCCAAGTAATTCACGAAGCTTGTCGGCAAATGTCTTCATGCTCTTAGTTTGAAATATCAAGGGCTAATTTATAAGGACGCCAAGATTTACTTTTGAAGATACAAGATATCAGGCTGAGATATTAAAGGAGTTAAGATAGTCTTGATAATTCTTGTACCATTTACCATTGGACCAAAAACCCGAGCCCACATCTTGGTTTGACGTTGGAAGCGTATAGGTTGAATTACCAGTGGCTGTAAGGTTGGCCAATAGTCGTGAGACATTATTAGCAGTAGTATCGCCTGTAATACCCTGAATTGAACCCAAAGTTGGATTAAGTAAGGAAGCAATCGTTAAAGCTTGATTTCTAATGTTATCAATGGTGCTTTTAATTGCTGCTGCACCAGAAATATCATTATTGGCAAGGGCTGCAGTAATAGCATTCTTGCCAGCTTGGTATTGAAGAGCTAAGTTTGCAAGAGATGATTCAGCCTGTTTCTTATAGGCGTTAATGTTTTGTTCGATTGAATTTATATCCTGTGCTTGAGCGGTTTCTGTTGCAGCTCTATTTTCTGCTAGAGATTGATCTGCTCTGGCCTGTTGTTCACCGAATGCCGAGCTATCTAAAGTACCAAGAGATGAAAAGGTACCCTGTCTTTGCCTTCCCAAATCTTGGTAGGTTTTAAGCATATTGGCGAGAATATTTGAGTAACGGGTATTAACATCCGTTTTCTGTTTCTCTCCTGCTTGAACGGCTTCGTCAATTGCGTTTTGAATATCTGTCTTCCCTTGTCCATAACTCTGCTCTAAGAGGGGATTCATGGCTTCTATTTGAGCCCTAGCCTGTTGATAGGCTGCATCGGTAAGATTGACATCTTGGTTGCCATTTGTTGTGGGAATAATTGTTCCCCCACTTGAAGGAGTGGTGGAAGGACCTGAAGAAGTGGGGACAGGATTAGGATAGCCTTGATTAGAATATGCACCAGAATATGGGTCAGATTGCATGGGGCCTGTCTCAGCTGCTTTAACCGTCCCAACTGGATTAAGAGCACTCCCAATTTTGCTGAGTGTCTCAGAAACATGCAATTCAGGAAGCTGAACCCGAACAGGAGCTCCACCAATAGGATATACGTATAGAGGTCTATTTAATAGATTACCTGCTGTTGTAGCTGCTTGCCCTAGTATTTTACTAAAAACTCCCATGTTTGCTATAATAAATTATGAAACGTTTAATATATCTTGTCGTTGGGGGACTAATAACGTTAATTTTTATGGAATTACCGTTTCCTGATTCTCCCCCAGCTTCGACAATCGTTGCTCTTCTCTACATCATAATCTGGTTAGGATTAATTCAGCTTCTCAGAACAAAGACTGTTCTACGCTAAATCAGGTTCTTAATCCAAGAATATAATGTAGGTCTCGGGATTATAAGGATTATTTTTTATTCTTCTTGACCACTAAAGGTTTGACTGTTTCCACTGGTTTTTCTTCTACTTTGGGTTCTGGTTTCCCTGGAACAAAATCCACAACTCTCCCGCTTCCTTGCGCTCCTTTTGGAGAACCCGTTGGAATAAAATCTTTAAATTCTGCCATCGTTAATCACCTCCATTCTCTGATATATCTTTTTCCCCTTGGTTTTATAAGGGACAAAGTGTCTAAAATCCAATTCTGTTATCAAATGACCTTTTCCGTCCAGGTGTCCAGTTTTGACATTCGGATCACAATAGAGTTTATAGCCAGCTTCCCACATCCTTCTGCAAAACCCAACATCTTCACCGATCTTTGAGAGAGTATCAAGAAGAGGATCGTGAAATCTCGGTGTTCTTAATTTCTTTATTGCATCGACTTTAATTACTGCACAAAACAACCCAATTCCGTCCACTTCAAAGGTATCGTCTGGATAATCGATAATGGGTGAATATTTCTCATGAATTTTCTTCCCTTTCCTGTAGGTCTTGCACTTTAAACAAGTTGGAGCAAATGGGGGCTTCTTCATAAAGGCAATACCAGAAATAAAGTCTTTGTCTTGACTAATCAACCTCCGGAAGGAATTAACAGGGAATACCATATCATCATCTAAAAACCAGATGTAATCAAACCCACCCTCTAAAGCAGTATTTACAAGTTCTTCTCTAGCCTCCACAACTGGTTTTCCAGTAACTGTAGCAAGAGCAAAATGATAATCCTTGTATTCTTGTTCAAAAAGAAAAGTCCCCAAAAGACTAATCACAAACCCTTCATTCCAGGTGTGATCCCTCTTGGGAATTGCAATTAAAACTTGTTTCATCGTCCTGGCCGTCTAACCAAACCTGGCTAGATAGCCAGTACAACAAGCAAGTTTACATACACTTAATAAATACCTTGCCTGTAGACACAGTAGTAACTCCTGCCAGAGCAACTCCTAGAACTGTTCCTGTCGTGGTTGTAGTAAAGGCATATTTCGCCATTCCACCAGTTCCAAGAAGATCCCCTTGAGCAACGTCAGTTGTACCACCATCGACTTTTACGGCTGGGTGATAACCATAAATTTGCATTCTGCCGTAATCACCCGCAGCAATTGAATCAATAATAACACCAGCAACATATTTGCTGCCAGCTGTGGCTGTGGTATTAACAGTTATTCCGTCGCCTGCAGTAGTATCCCAAATAACCACATCACCATTAGCCAGGGCTCCACTTGAACCATTTTTGACCCTGACGTAAATTCCTTCAGGTGCGTCTTTAGGAACCATTCTTTGAATTAACATAATCTCTTCACCCCCTTTCTAATTTTTTAGCTCGTGGTATCGTCTGGTTTATTTGATTCCCCAGATTCCCCACTCAAGCTGGAGCCACCGCATCCTTAACCATTTCCGTTAAGATTTGTTGGTAAGCTTGTAGAAGCTCTTTCTTCTATCACAGGTAAGATTACCCATGAAGAGAATTTGAGCAACTTTTGCATCCTGGTTCTCAGGTTTTACGAAATCGCTCGTCTCAAAGTTTGCGTCCTTGTGGACAACAAGCTTCATGTGCTTCGTGTTAAGGAAGTACATCGTACCACTCGGGCAAAGTTCGTCCCATACAATGGGAACCCCTTTGAACTGGAGAGCTTGGAAACCAGCATCGGCTAATTTCTTTGCCCCGTCAGAATTCATCATAATTGTGGGTGTAACCAAACTCTCATATTTTTCAAAGAGAGCCTGTGTCGTCACAATCAAATCGGGAGTATCTTTGCCTCCAATGGAAGCTCCGTTGAATGCTGTCCTCATCTTGGGAAGTCCCAAGGCCTCGGAAGTAGCCTCAACGCCTGCTTGCCACCATGTATAAGTGCTGGAGTCAATGCCTCCATAAATACCTGAGTTAAGAACCATAGCTTCAAGACCAGTAAGGTCTTTTCCAGCGTTTCCGGTTCCATCTGAGAAAAGTCCTTGTGAGAGAGACTCCGTCAAAGACATCTCAGCTTGCTTTGTGCGAGCTTCAAGAATGTCAATAATTTTGCTTGTTCCGGAGTTTTTCCTTTCCTCTTCACCAGAGATGGTAATAGAAACAGAGTATTGTTTCCAATTGAACTCTGCGGAATCAATACCAGTCTGAGGTGTGACATCAAGGATTTCGTAACCAGAGTAAGACCTTGCTGTATCGTTTTTACCGTACATCAAAGGCTGAACTATGCGTTCTCCTCCATCTTCTTCTTTTATTCCCCCATTTTGTTTGAGGTAGAAGAACACGGCATTACTCTTGTGAATATTGTCAACAAGAGTTTTTCTGTACTTTTTCAAGGTCGTTGATAACAACAACCCCATATTTACGTCTGCCATTTTACATATTCACCCCCTTTCGCAAACCCATTTGATAAATGGATTCAAATCATTTCATTCCGAGTTCTTTCTTGGCTTCTTCAGCCGCCTCGTGAATGGATTTTGGCTGTGAGTTTGCAGCCGCCGACTGGGGGGATGAATTGACACTGGGGAACTTAGTGGCTCTAGTTCTAGCCGAATTAGATAGTTCCTCCTTGCCCTCTGTTTTAGCCTTCCCAATAAGCGCATCAACTGTATCAATGGCTTCTCTCGTAGCTCCAACTGGGTCCTTCGTCCATTCTGGATTTGAAAAGACCACCCTGGCTACCATCTCACCGAAGGTTATCGTTCTTCCGTCCTTAAGTTGATAAGTCAACTTCTCGTCGTTCAACCTCGGGTCGACTTTTTCTGCCTCTAAGATACCTGTTTCAAGTTGTTTTTGTTGTTCAGACGCTTGATTCTTCTGATCCAACCGGTTCAAAATTACTTTTGCTCCAAGTTGCATCATCTTAATTGCATCTTCCGAGTACCCCTCCCTTTTCAGCTCCATTTCTAGAGCTTGTAAATCGGGGTCAACTTGATTTTGTGCGTTTTGTGGGGAAAGCATCTCCTCCACAATCGGAATAAGATGTTGATACTTGTCGTATGCTTCCGCTTTAGTCTTTAAAGACTCTACAGCTTTACGGGCTTCAGCAATTTCTTGCGTTTTCCTGGTAAAGGCTGCTTGCATCTGCTTATACGCAGGTTTCAACTCTTCAGGCACTTGATTGGGGTCGAAAAATGTATCTTCCGATTTTCCCAAGTCTTCGGGTTTCCCTGCCTCAACTCCATCTTGGGATTGACCCGAACTATCTGATTCTGGCTCTGTCGTTGTACTGGTAACGGGTGTGGAGGCTGTACTACCTTCATCACTTGTCGTTACGAGAGTATCTGCACTCGCCGTATTGTTATTATCTGTATCTATGTTAATCACCCCCTCCTAAGAGTCCCTAAAAGGGTTATTCTTTGGTAAGAAAACCAATTAGGGGGTTCTAGCCTGAAATTAACAAATAAGATTGGGGATTATAAGGGTTTGAGCCTGACTGGGTACTTTTTGCCTTTTAAAGTGATATAAGTTTTGCCCTTGGTCTCAGAGAAGTTAACTCCCACAATAAAAGTTGTCCCTAGATGGCAATTTAAGCATTCCACCTCCCGTTTTCCTATATCTGTGATGGTAAATTCGTGCTTACAACCCGTAGGGTCCAAGACTTTCTCTGGTTTCCAATATTTGTGGTTAGATTGATTGGTAGGAATATGAACAATCTCTTCTTCACTGGTATTTTCATTCCGTATTCCGTAGAGATCTTGACCATTCTGGTCTTTGATTATCCTATCGAATGGTTTCCCTGAATTGGGATTGGGTAATTGACTCATGTTTTTTGAGTGCTTGGTCTCCAGCCAAATTTATTCCTCAAGGTTCCATAAACATAGGCATCTTTCCTTTTACCTTTGAGGCCTTTCCTTCTAGCTTCCTCTTCAAGCATTCGTTCCGCCCATTTTGGCATTTTACTTTCTCCTCCATCTTCTAAGCATGAGAGCAAATCTAGCCCTAGCGCCTATTTTGTAGTTGCCCTGGCTTTTTGATTGCTCTCTGAATAAGTCTCTCTTTATATTTACCCATTTTGCATTCCACCTCCTTGTCCTATCTGGCCATTGGGTATTGGAGTTGGCACTCCCTGTCCCGAAGTGCCAACACCCAAAGCTGGAGTTGCTTGCTTGCTTATTTCTTGTGCTATTGCTCCTGCTAGTTCCGGATTAGTCTGTGAGATTTGCTGAATAAATTGTTGAACTCCCTTCTTTTGGATTTCCTGAATCGAAGTTAAATAACGATCAGCATCTTTCTTGCCAAAACCATTTTGAAGTGTATCTTTCCAAATCTCTAGTAAGTTTAATAGACCTGGATGAAGTCTCTCACTGTTTAGGGCGGTGTCAAGTAGATCAAGTGCATCCTGTTTCATTTGTACTTTATTGATCGAAAGCGATTCAACTTCAATATCAAGCTTTGCTAGTAAATGATCATCTGCCAAGACTGAAAGGACTTGTTGATTAACATTCGCATCCTCACCGAATACCTCTTTAGTTAGTGGATCATCGGGCTTCCAGTTAACCCCGATCTGTTTAAGTTGGAAGAGAATAATTTGCCTGATAAACCTAGCAATCTTCTTTCTCTTGCGTCGCACATTCCTATCGGCTGCTTCAGCATAAACTGCAATGCCTCTCGG